GCAAGTGTATTGTATACACTATCTGTATAAGCTCTTGCTTGTTTTGTTTGTTGTTCTTTTTTATGTTCTTGCTCTGCTAATTGTCTTGCAACAATTTCTTCTTGCATTCTGTCTAACTTAGGTTTAAACTGATTAGCTTTTTGTTCAAGCTTATTCATGTCTGCCCAGTCTTGAATCTCTGATTCAATTTCTTCAGCATTTCCAAAGTTAGTAGCCCAAAGATATTGTCTAGCAATTTCTTCTTGGTCATGTTCATTAGTAGGATCTAAATCAATGATCTCTTCTACATGAGCAAGAGTTCTAAAAAGACCTTTTAAATCTTGTCCACCATCAGCTACATACTTAGCCGCAATTTGAAGTTCTTCAGGAAGAGCATTAAAAAATTCTTTAGGAACTTTTGCTTTTACAGCATTTTCTCTTTCTTGGAAGTTTGCTTCAAACAATTCTCTGAAGTCTTTAGTACTATACTCTTCTAATGATTTTTCATCATCAAAAGGAATAAGTGTACCTTCCTCAATCATCTTTTGAGCTAGATCATAAAGACCATCTTTATCTACTTTTGGTCTTCCATTCTTAGTACTAGCTTCTTCATTCTGACTAATAAGATTATCTAACTCAGCAATAGTTTCTTCAACTTCTGCTTTGTCTTCTACAGCTTGAGCTTTTTCTTGAGCTGTTGTAGGTTTATTGTCAAGGAACGAGGTGTCAATGTTTTCAGCACTGAACATAGTTTTTGGTTTTTCCTCTGCTTTACCATCTTCTGGTGTCATGATGTTTGCAGCTCCTGGATTACCAAATAGTTCATCAATGTTAACATCAACTTGTTCTACCGTTGTAGAGTCTTGAATTTGATCTTCAAGATTAGTTGCTTCTTTATTCATCTTGTTGGTTTTAGTTTATAATTTAATATAAGCAATAAACTTGAAAAATTTAAACACTCTTAAAAATTTTTGGGCACTATATAGCTAACCCTATTCTTTTTTATCATATTTGTTTTTATTCTCTCTTGCAATTGCTAGTTGTTTATCTGCTATTTCTTTCTGAGCTTGTATTTTTTCTCTTTCAATTTGAGTTTTTGTAGAATCATTATTCATTCTATTTACTTCTTTTTCTCTTTGTAGATTCATTTGATCTTGGAACTGTTCAGAATTTCTGATATCTTTCATTGCATCTATATAATCAGATTGCATATTTTTATCAATATCAGTCATTGCTCCCATACCAGCAGCTCTAATTTCAGCAACAAGAATATCTCTTTGTCTATTCTTCTCATCTCTTAATTCATTTGCATCAAGCTCCATTTTCTTTTGTCTTTCTTGAGACTCCATTTGTTGCTGTTGCATTTGTTGTTGTTGCTGTTGTTCTTCTTGTTTTTGTTTGTTTTGTTTTTCTTCTGCTGCTTTAAGAGTATTGTTTACTTCAGATACTGTATCTGCTTGCACAAGTTTCCCTAAATCATATATTGTTGCACCAGTAGTATTATTAGTCATAGCCATTTGTTTTAATTGCTCTAGGACGGCTCTATGATTTGCTGTGGTACTACAGAAGATATTAAGATCTCTCATTAATAAATCTGTACCATTTATTTCAAAGTTTACTTTCTCATCATCAGAAGTCATGTATGAAAGTCTAGCTGATGGTTTTGTTGAGTGATAATACTGTGCAAGGTCTGTTCTCATTGTATGCACGCGAGGCATTAAGTAATCACAGTGTTGCATAAAGAATATTTCTGTCTGAGCATAAGATGCTGAAGCAGCTTGCTCAACTCCAGTAGCAGTCATTTGTGATAACTGTTGACCCATCCTTTGAGGATTAACACCAATTACATCATAAGCTTGTTGCTTAAAGTGCTCAGCTAATTTAATTCTTGACATTAACCTTTCTGTTTGTGAAAGATCTAGTTTTTGAAAGTGCTGGAAGTTAAGAGGGTTTTCTGTATTGCTTATTGATGTATCCAATGGAAGCATCTGGAAATTCTTCATTGCCACATAGGCTTTTGCTAAGTTATTCTTACCCCAGTCTTCACCCATTGAATGTCTTGGTAATGAATTCTGATCAAGTAAAATTACTGTTCCTAACTCATCTACTAGTATATCTGCAATCTGATTATTTACAATATTGTATCCAATCTGATATGGTTTCATTAAGTCTAGTAATGCAGTAGACTTTGTATTTCTATCAGAGAATACTGCTCCTTCTACTGGAAGTTTACAACCATACAAACTATTATCTCCTTTAAATTGAAATCTTAAAGGTCCAATATGGTTTTTATCTACACCAATATAAACCGGAGAGAAACCTCCAGGATTATTCATACCCCAGAATGAAGGAATATTTGGTCCAATTTTTACACCACCCCAAACTTCATTAATCCAAATCCAGTCAATATGTTCTCCATATACAAGATTCTCTTTAGTTTTGTTTTTAAATAATCTATTATCATAAATTGGATTATCAGTTATCTTATAATCTTCAGTTATTATTTCATTAATAACTTCACCATTATCTTTTATTTTAGTCAAATGTCCAACTTTTCTCTGAGACTTCCAGTAACCTGTAGTTACTCTTAATAAGTATGCAGTACCTTGATCATAGTAATCTTCACCTTCAGAAAGAATCTGATTAATAATATCTCCACCATCATATACAGATCCGGCCATCATTGTAGTATACTGTCTATATGCTAATGAAGGCATATTAGTATTCCATTCATGTGACTTAGTAGCATCATAAAAAGTACCATCATTTTGACCTCCTATTGCATAACCTGCAGATCTAATTGGGTAAACAGCTTCTAATGCTTCATGTTGTTCTTCAGTAAGGACATATCCGTACTTATCAATTACATCAGCAACAGTTAACATATCTACTTTACCTACCCAGTTACCTTGAGATATATATCTTGCATCTGGAGATTTGTGATAGAAAGTTACAGGTGGATTCCAAAGTTCTACATCATAATCATCCTCCATCATTCTAAAATGCCAGAACTCTCTATCTGTAATAAGCATATCTCTGAATCCTCTTTCTTCAAGTTCATCCATATGGAATCTTTCTACGTCTACTTTATGTTGATGAGAAGCCCATTGTTCTACAAGTGATTTGTAATCCTTCTTAAAGAACTGCTCAATTTGTGGTAATGATTTTAAATTTTCTGGCGCTAGTTGTTGCTGTGCTTCAGGGGATTCTGGATTCATACCTTGTTCCATTAAAGCAGCTTGTATTTGAGTACTTGCTTCAGCCATTAATGTATCTTCAACCATTTTTCTTTTTTGCTCCATCATCTCATTATATGAGAATTCATCAATAGCTCTATAAGTAAGTTTGGTAGATCTTTTAGCAAATTCAGCTACAAGAACATTAATAACATTTGGGATAATTGGATAGAATTTTAACTCTAAGGCAGACCAGTCTTCTCTAGTTAATACATCAACAATATCTCTCATCTCATTGTTTTCCTCAACTATATAATCTGACTTATCTATAATACCTTTTGCAAGCTTATAGTTCTTCATTAGTCTGCGCGCATTTCTACGGATTTGCTTTAAACCATTCCATTCAAGCCAATCAAGATTCCAAGCTGCCCACTCATCATCTTTTTCTTTTTTAGGAATAAATTGCAACGGTTGGGTAATACTACCCATCCTATTATGAGAAGCCTTGGCTCCCTTTTTAAGCTGCATTGCGTTAAATACTTGCATAACTATATTAATTTAAATACTGTTTTATTTTTTGTAACTCCGTTAAGTTGTCTATTCAAAGTAGAATTATTAAATCCATATTTTTTACATACATCAGATATTGAACTGAAAATTTCTTTTGTTTCCAAGTTAATAACTTTTTTTTGAACAAATGAATAATCTTTATTTATGTTTATAAGAGACTTATCTGATAAGTCATAAACTATTTTATTTTTTAATTCTTCAATTTCTTGTTTGCTAATTATATTTCCAAACTTTAAATAATAATCATTTATAGATTTGCTTACAACACAAGCTCTTCTTACTCTTGATGAACTAGTATTTAAAAATAAAGCTGCTTCTACCAATGTATTAAACTTATATATAATATACGTTTTTAAATTGATAAGTACAACCTTTCTACTGTTCCTATTAACAAATACACCACCTTTTCTACAATGAGGCTTATCTTTAAATCTACTTTTTGCAGCAGTTGATATTTTTAATTTTGTTTCTGGAGAATGTTTTAAATTTAATATACCTTCACCACCATCTGTTAAATTGCATAATGTACCTGCGTATATATCAGATCTTCCATATTGTTCAATATACTGTTTTTCTTTTTGACAAGCTTCTTCCCATGTAATATCAGAATGTAATATTTCAACTAAAAATTCAGTATTGTTTTTGTGTACAATATTTTTCCAATACTTATTACGACTACATCTTGCATAGGCTCTATTTAAAGTTTTACCAATACCTATATAAAATACATCTTGAGTATCAATTCTTATATGTTTATATACACAGGCCATTATTTTATATTTTTAAAAGGACTTCTCATTTTATTACCTCCTTGTGATGATCTAATACTACCCATATTCTTAAATAAACTTTTTTGTGTACGGTACAAATTTTCTGACTTTTGCAAGTTTTTAGCCGTATCATCCATGATAACTCTTTTAGAATAACCTCTATTAGCTTGCTGAATTCTCATGAAAGCAACCATTGCACAAAAAGCAACAAGTCTATCCACATTGACTCCATCTGAATATGCAGCCATTTCTTTTAATAACATGATATCAGGTATTCTTTCAATACCATATTTAGTTCTTACAATAGTACCATCAGATTTAGTTTCAACATCAAGTTCTTCTTTTGTGTACTCAATAGCATAACTCAGTAAGTGAGCTTTAAATAATGTTCCTGTATTCTTCCAACCATACTCCTGATACACTGAATTATTAGATCCCAGGTCTTTTAAGAACATTATTTGACTTTTTGGTACTAAGTACTTCTGCTTCTTTCTAGAGATCATATACTGAATAAAT